CACTTGGCCCTTGTCTTCATGATAAAGACCGGCTTTCGAGCCCTTTGGATAAATGCCGTGGACCTTATCGGCGCCCCAGACAATCAGATAGATTGACGAGTTGTCGGCATTGTCTGGCGTGGTATTGCTCGGAAGGATGATATTCTGAGCCTGCTCGCCACTTGCCTTAGTGGAGTAGCGTGGCGCGAGGCCCGTAAACCGCTCAGGGTAGGTCGCAGCGTCGCCATAGAACAACGTCGAAGCCATTTGCTGATTCATGCCTTCAATGTGAGCCATGCTCTCAGAAAGACGGAATGCAGACGTATTGCCGTTCAGATCGGCGAGCGCTTTGTCAACTTCAGCATAAGCTTCAAGCATCCCAGTGGAATCCTTGATCTTTGCTGTGGTTGATTTGGAAGGCTGGACGCCGCCGTAAAGCTTACGCCATGTGCCTTCTGGCAGGCCGGTGCGAACCGTGGTCTGGTGGCTCGTGCCGTCATTGGCTTCCATCCAAACCATGTCTTCAAGAATTTCATTTCTCTCTGACAGGATTTCCGCAATAGTTGAAATTTTGCCGTCTGGGTCCATCCGTTTGGTCAGATCCAACAGCGTCGGGTGAATTGTTGAAAGAGTGGCCATCCACTGCTCCTTTAATTGCTAGGGTACATGATCTCTGCACGAGATCGGGCAGTTGGCGCGGGACTTCCCGAAACCAACGAGTCATCGGAAATCTGATTATTCAGTTTCCAGAACAGGCGGATCATATCTGGATGGTTCCCCAGCCCAGACTCATCAAGAAGCGATACCAATTCAGGGGTTGCAAACTTTTCCAAAGCGGCCTTCGCGCCCGCCAGGTTTTGCTCAAACTTTGCCCCACCAATCTCAGGATCGCTCTTGGAAGATTCGGCCCATTCGGACCTAGCAGCTTCGAGCGCATCAGATTGTGCGGTTTCCCACTTCTTCAGCATCTTGACGCCAAGGTCTTTGACCTTATCAGCGCCTTCTTGATCAAGCTTCAAATCACCTGCGAGCGTCTTCAGGCCCTCAAGGGTTTCGTCAGCCATGCTGACCCCTTCAGGAAGCTCAAAGGTGTACTCGACAGGCTCGCCTGCTGTTTCCTCAGTCTTGGCTTCAACCGTTTCCGGCGCGGCCTCCTCTGAGGTGGTCTCGACTGTTTCCGTTACGGTCTCAGTCGTTTCCGATGATGCCTCCCCTTCAGGTGTGCTTGCGGTTTCGGTCATCAACGTCTCTGTGATCATGGATCTTCTCCAACGAATAAATCTGATACAATTTTACGGGCCTGCTCCGGGTCCGCGGCTTTAATCCAGCTCAGAAAGTCCAAAGCGACCTCGCGCTTGCCTTCCAGCTTGAATGTCTCTGAATTGCCGGTGAAGTTGGTCACGCCTAAGCGGCAATGCCTCAGCATGTTCACCACGCAGCGGCGCCCACGCGCGTCATTCAAAACAAAGCGCATGTCATTCAACAATTGCTCACGCTTCGCGTTGTCCGCTTCCGTGATTTCCTGCCGTTTGCGGTCGGTGCTCTCTGCACCCAGCCAGTCAGCCACTAGACTTCAACACCGCTCGGGCTGCCATAGCCTTGCAATTGGTTCAACATATCCATTGCCATGTTCGGCTCATCGGTCTTGACCCCGCCAAGATCCTTGGCAACCGCAGCCTGTTGCTGTGCAGAAGCCAGCATTTCCTGCTTACGCTGCGCCTCAGCCCTTGCCTCGCGAATAAAACCAACACGCTCATTGCCGATGATCATCTTAGGATCAACGCCAAGGCTATCAGAATACATATCCGCCCATGCGTCCGCATCGAACTTGTCCAGAACTTCCGGCTTCATCCCCGCAATCATGCCGAGATTACCGACAAAGCGGTCAACGCCATTTGTGCCAATCATCTGCTGAGCCTGAGCAAGCACAGACGTGAACTCGACATTAAGCTCCTTGCCTTCCAGCTCAGGCGGCGGTGGCGCAACCATGCCAACATCAACCATCCGCGCAAACGTGCCTTCAACCAGAGGGCGAAGTAATTCGCCATGTAAGCGCTCAAGGACCGGCCCGAGCATCAGCATCTTTTCTTCGTGACGCTCTGCAACCTCAGTTGCCGTCATGGTCGGGTCAGCGCCCGAGCTAAACATGCGGAAAACATCAGTATACATGCCGCCACGGATACGCTCGCGGATATCGTAAATGTCTTCACGCAAATCATTGAGATTCAGATTGACCTGCCAAAGGCTCTCGATCTTCTGGTTAGGGTTATCATTGAACACACGCCCGCCTGGCAGCATGTCCATAGGGCGGTGCTCCATTGACGTAGGCGCCTGCACAGGTGGCATTGTCTGGTATTCAATCGCCTTACCCTTTTGAAGCTGCTCATGATAAAGCTGCTTCACGTCTCCAAGCACAGTCATGCCCGGGCTTGTCCCGTAAATGTCGCCGCTTCGGCGATCCCAGCGCGGGCAAAGGCCAGGGAAATCATCATAGCCACTCTCGCGAAGGATATGGCCGTCCGTCTGGTGCTTGCTGTTGCTGTCACCATAGGCAATCTCAACATAGCAAGACGAGAACGCTTTATTCATCGCGTCGCGCTTGGACGTGTCACGCTCAGGGCGCGGCTCAATCATGTGCAGAACAGTGACAGCCGTTTGATAATTGCCCTTGTCGTACTGGTCACGAACATGCGCCGAAACATTGCCCTTGAACTCAGGCACCAGCTCACCAACCGTCTTCTGAAACTCGCGGCCGACCGTGTTGACATCACCAAGGAAGTCACCCGCAAGGCAGAACTCACCGAGCGGCGAGCTATAATGGCGCTGAACAAAGTCAAAGCTGTCCATTGTGATCGAGCAACCAGAGCCCGCCAGGCCCAGATCGCGATAGAGCTGATGCAGCATCAGGTAAGTGTTTGACTTGTGCAGAACACGCAGCAAGCGCTTGGTTTCTCCGCTCAGCCATTCCTTGACCGGCTCGAACGCCATCAATTCATCATCATCAAGCGACAGGCGCAGCCATGGGCGCGCAGGACTGGTCATGCCTGACATCAGGCCAGCTGCCAGCGTACCAAGCGCCAGCGTAGCCGTATTATCAATAATCAAGCCACGAGACCGCTCGCCTTTGTTGCGGTCAGAACTGCTTAGGCGCAAAGCCTGCGGATCAATTCGGTCAGCCAGATCTGTCCACTGCGTCAGCCACGGATTGCGAGCGGTGCGCATCGACTCATAGCGCGCACGCTTGGTCAAGCCGCCATTGCGAGAAGTCATAGAATCATAAGGCATTTATTGTCCTAGCAACGTGCTGCGGCCCAGCATTGAGCCAGACGCCGGAGCGCCGCCGCTTCCCGTCAGGAATGTGCTGCCGGCGCCCATGCCACCAGCCGCTTTGTTCTTCTTCATCAGGGCTGCCACATTGGGCGCCTTCTGATTAGCTTTGTTGAACTCCTGGTCAGCCTGGCGCCGGGAATCCTCGGCCTGCTTAGCGGCCTGCTTTTGGGCAGACTTCTGAGCCTTGGCCTGCTTATTGCCCTGATAGATGCTCGTAGCGGCGGTGACAGCGGCAACTGTTGCAGAGATAGCCATTACAGATTCACCTTCCAGATAACATCCTGAACAGCGCCGCCCATGCGAGGCATCAGCTGATCAAGGTTTGTCTCTGGTTTGGCGTGCCAGAGCATAATCTTTGCGCCTTCAAGCCTTGCCATCTCTTGTGTCTTGCGGATCAAGCGAAGACCGGCAGAGCCCCGGCGTTCATCCTTGGTCAGGAATAAAACATCATTCTGACACTGGCGAAGGTCCGCATAGTGCAAGTTTTGACTGATAATGTTGACGCTGTAGCCAATCAGCCGGCCGCCTCGATACGCGCCAATCACCAGCAAAGCGCCAAGATCATCCATTGCATAATACTTATCAAAGTCTGGCTTGAGGACCATCAGCGCCTTGTCAGTCGCCAACTCTTCGCGATGCTCGACCAGTAGATCAACGGCCTGATCAAAGAACTGCTCAGCCGTCAGAACATGGAAGTAAACGCGGTCACGCGTATGGGTTATAGTCTCGGACATTACCGCGCTCCTGTCGTATTGGGTTCAATCGGGCTTTTGCATGGATCAATTCAGCGAAGGTGAGCGCCAGTGCATCGCCCCGGTTAGGGCTCGGAACACCGCGAGACTTCATCAGCTCTTTGCTTTCGAGCATAATCTTGCCGTCAAAGCTGCCAGTCTTAGGAATAACTGTCTCAGGCCCGATCAAATCATCATACAGGCCCTGATCACCGGGCTCGATCACACCGCCTTGCTTGATCCATTCCTTCATTCGGCCCCAGATCTCAGCGCGCTTATTCGCATACGCTACGTCTGTTGCCTTGCCGCCGAACCAGACCAGACGCCAACCGCGCCCCATGTTCTTACCGGCTGATACAATGCCCGTCCCATAACCAGCATCGACGAACACAGCGTCAGCCTTATGCTCATCTTCCAGCATGGCGATGATCTGGGCCATCTCAATGTCATCATCATTGCGCGGGATAGAGCGCAGGCTCTTTGAGTAATTGCCCTGCCGGAGCATAATCTCGAACATGTCGTCGCCCGTCCAGGCAGGATCGACCCCGATAATAACCGGCGCAAACTCGTAATGATGCGGCTTCAATGCGCGGGCTCTGTTGCGTGCCTCGTCTACGTCATCAGAGCTGATAAACTGCTTGGCGGACTGCGCAGGGAACTGCCCGCGAACACGGACCTTCACAATATCGCTGTCTACTCCGTAGTCCTCAACCATCTGGTCAAGATATTTCTTGTTGGTCCCCGGAACCGTCCGGCTATCAATCTGCCAGCCC